TGCAACTCCTGCCGATGCCGCTCGGCCATGATTCTCCTCAATTGCTCGGCGGCGCGAGAGTTCTCTGCGACCAATACATCGACATCTGCCTGTGTTATGCCGTTGACTAGAGGCATGTTTTTACCATCCTTATATGGCTACTCAGCAAGACTCGCTTGATATTCACTGACAACCGAAGTTGTGTGTACTGCCTCACCCACCTGTCTGACTCTGGCATCCTCACCAACAAGAGAAGCCCCAGGCACAACAACATGCCGGTGATAAGCCTTGGCTATTTCCACGCCGTCTTCCTTCAGCTTATCAGCACGCCTTACCTGGATTTGTCCATCTTCCAAAACTGTAATCTGATCTATCACCGATTCTTTAGTTAATGCCATTGTACACCTCTCTGATTAGACCCTATAGCTTCCTGAGACTCCAAGTAGTCCATTTGCCGATATTTCCGAAATCAATAGGTTCGTTGTCCCAGTCGCAGCATCCCAGAGTTTTAGGCCGACGCGTTGGGTGTTGGGTGTTATCACGCCTGATATGGCTGACTCGGCAGCGATAGCCAGATTCCCGGCAAACCCAACATGCACCGACGGGTGTGTACCGGAGGTACTGTCTGACGTAAACGGAAGTCCAATTATAGATGCCGCATCACCAGCGGTTAGGCTGCCGAGACTGGTCATCTCCAGGTATAGCTGGAAGTGAACCAAGTTACCAATCTTGGTATAGCGGCCCACACGGTTGCTAGAGTATGTTTGACTCTCATCATCACCATAGTCGCCATCTACAAGCGAGGGAGTAAAACTGCCTTCCTCGTAGTCGTCCAGGGTGTTGGCATCTGCGGAGGCCGAATCCGATGCCAAGAAAGCAATCTGGTTCACGTTCTTGATCGTGGTGGCCGCCATGCCGTGGCCGAGGTACAGAATAGCCGCACTTCCATCTGCAAAAAGGAACTCCTTTGAGTCCCCGTCAGACACCAGCATCTGTATATCGCCATCGGTGGTGATGTTGGATATTATGAGCGAATCAACAGCCGTCGCCTGCTTGACGCTGCTAGTCCCTGCGTGAAGCCCCGTTGTCTCGTCAGCCGACCCTATGGCGTCAGATGAGAGGTAGAATACTGCGTCGCTGTCGGTACCAAAGGCGTACCCTACGTTGTCATCAGGAGATAGGACGTTTATATCTAGCTGGCCGCCCGAGCCCACTGCCCGCACGAGATACTGAGGAGTAGTAGTCATTAGTTAACCCCCGGAAAATAGATGCGGTTGTTGCTGGAAAGACGCCTCTTGATACCGTGAGTCCGTATCTCGTTGAGTACCTTGCCGATCTCTTTCTTCTGCTTCGCTGTCGGGGCCGGGAGATGCTCCTCTTGGTTGAGGGAATCTATCCAGGTCTCGACCTCCTTGCCAGCCAAATCCTCTATCTCGGAATGGGTAGCATCAGCATCGGCGGTTATCCAGATTTCCTTCTGCTTGCCCTTGTACTTGAACGTGAACTTGTAGATGTTAGCCTGTGGTCGATTGCCAAGCTCACCCCGCATCTCAGGGGGAGATACCGTGGCAGTGGCGTCGTGACTTACACCTTCGGGAGTCCAAAGATTTCCGCTAACCACCTGTCACCTCTAAGTCACATCCCACCGGGGCAACCCTGTTACGGATCGGCCCCAGTGGGATCTGAAGTTTAGTCTCTATGCTCTAGTACAGGTTCATCAACATTACGGTGTGATACTCATCGTTCACACCTGCTTTACCATGTGTCCTAGCAAGAGCAGGAGTCGTGTCTGCCCCAACGGCAAGTAACGAACCTGCGTGGTTAGAGCTAGCACCAACGAGTGTGCCAACGGCAGGCGTTCCGTCTATGGCAGCTACGCCCATGCCTGCAACCTGAACCCACCCAAAGTAGTTCGCAGCAATCTGACAAGCTGCCAGGCCTACAAAACGCCCCGCTACGGCAGCAGGAGCTACTACAATATCCTTGTAAGGACTCTTGATTAGACCCGCAGTCTCTGTACCGTTAGTAACCGCAATAACTGTCTTATCGGGCTCATCAAGAGTCAGAGCCAACGTAGCAGCACTGTCCGCCTGGGGGTGACTCTTAATCTTGTAAAATACCCTTGACCCCGCTGTTGAAAGCGTCGGTTGGTTGAAGAACAGATACCCCTCTGCATAGAGATTCTTTGCAGCAGCGGTTGCACCAAGCGTGACGGTGACTGAACTGGCACCAGCAGCCGTTGTCGCTACCGCTAGATCTTCATCATGATTACCAGCAGGAGCCTCGCTTGCTACAATCATTCCTTCTTCAATGGCAGTACCGCCATTTTCTACATATCTGTACTTTCTGCCATCTGCAAACGCCATCTCAGCCCCAAGGACTTGCCTCTGTGCTGATGTAGTCTGTTTTTCCCATCCATAACTACCGCTTACCGTCGTTGGAAAAGCCATTTCATAACCTCCTTCAAGGTCGTACTTACAGGTTTCTTATACACCCTGCGATCAACCGATATTGTAATCCAGAGCAGCCTCGGTCAATCGTTACAGCTACTCAGCAGGCCGATATTTTGCGGGGGCCTCGGCCAGGAAGTTCGGCCCCACTATCCTACCACTACCTCTTGGTGCATGTGTCTCCGATGTGCATTTATTGAATGCGACGCATTCTTCCCTTTTGGCGGGACAAAATCACAATCGGGACACTTCGTCATCTTCCGTCTCTGCTTCGTCTCCGTCTTGGGTGCCGTGAAGGCACCAATCTCAGGGACCGTTGCCGGGAGAACCTGCTGCCTCTCTTCGGGCCACTCGGACTCCGTATTTATCACAAACTGTGACCAGTCACGTTCCCTGCAAGACTTGCACCCACAGTCCTTGGTAGGCGGCCACGGTAGGACCGCGTTCCTCGCCAGCTTTACCGTGGTGTAGGGATCACCTGGTTGGTTGGGCACGTATTTCCCTGCCGGGGCAACCTCTGTCCCATCTACGTTAAGATGGGGCCGGTGTCGCCAGCAGTTGGCCCGTGGTTGCCATCCATCCAGGTAATCCCCCTTGAATCCAAGTTTCGACAGTTCCTGACGTATCTCACGCCGCTCCTCAAGGTTCATGCCTACTCCTCCCCTATGCGTCGTGCGTAACTACCGCTGCGTCATAAAGCAACGCTGCGCCCTTACTGCCGTCTAGCTCGAACACGCCGTAGTCGGCAGTCATGACAAGCTCGGTGCCGCGTAGGGATGCGTCTCGTTCCCGTTCGGTCCTCACCTTGAGCGAGGTCAGGGTAGCCATCGCACCCTTGTCAGCTATAGCCCCGTAACCGTCACCAGAACTGTCCACACTGATGTTGCCATCCTCAAATAGGGGCACACCGTTCAGGGGCCGCAAGCCAACGTAGAAGTCCTTCAAAAGATCTTCGGACCAACCGTGCGGAACCGGGTAGGTGACAGAGGGTGTTACTGCACCGGCCTTGACGAACGTAGCGACCGCGTTCGGGTGGTGAATCATGTAAAGCTGATTCCCAAACTTGTTGGCCTTGGCGTAAGCAATGCAACCAGTCGCATTGATAACGGTGAAAAACTTGGTAGCACCACCCAGTGTTGCGTCCAGGTTCTGGTACAGTGCCGTTACGTCGTTGTCCTTCTTCCTTGCCATACCGTCACCAAGCTGACGCCCCACCATGTTGAACACGTTGGGTACGCTCTGGCGAACGAGCTTGTCGGTGAGGACAACCTTGGCACCAACCTCCGAAGCGGTCAGGTCCACCGTCGTCATCCCGATATCTTCGTTGTCTATGATGTCCTGGCCGTCAGTCAGATCAGAAACCGACATCTGTCCAACCTTCGGTACCGTGACCTGCTTGTTACCCTTGCCGAGGGTGAACTGTTCGGTGAGGGCCATTGCTGGAGCATTGTGCTCCTCTGTATAGCGCACCGCCGAAACAACGATTCTCTGTGCATTCTCAAGCGAACCCGTAGTAGCTGCCTGGACCATGTTTTACCTCTTTCTCGGGGCCTCAGAACCCCATTGACCTTTCAACTGCTTTGATATGAGCTTCCGTTCTCGCCCCGTTGTTGTACTCGTCTAGCAACCTATCCTCGCTGCGTGTCGGTGAGGCGGTAGAGACACCGTTATCCATCACCTGTGCAGTAACCGAAGCCTTCTGTGCCGCTGCTAGCTGCTGCTTGGTTTGCTGAACCATCTGGAACTGCCTTGCAGCCGCCTCCATCGACGCTGGCGTGTTGTAGACCAACAGATCCTGTATAGGTACCCCAAACTGCTGGTTGAACAGTATCGCAGCCTGGTACTTAGCCTCTTGTTCCTGGAGAGCCTCTTGTGCTCTGTGATTGGTCTGATAGACTGTCTGGTCGTTCTGCCTCTGTTGCTCCGCTGCCCTGGCAGCATCCTCTTCGGTGTACCCCTGAGATGTTAGATCGCGTCGGACCTGTTCGGCACGACGGTCTATCTCCTGAACAACCTGCTTACTGCGCTCTGTCTCCAACTCCATCCGAAGCCGTTGCACTTCAGCCGCTTCAGCCTGTGGCATTGTCGGGGCAACCGGCACTTCGGGTGAAGCTGGAGCAGCGGTCCCAGAAGGAGGAGCATCCTCTGTCGCCGCTGGAACGGGCACCTCGTTAACAGTGGGAGGAGTGACATCCCCTGTTAATGGCGGCGATCCCGGTGCCCCATCTTGGGAAGCGGGCACCGTGTCATCAGTGAGGCCCGCATCCTCTAGCTTGTTAAGATGCTCTATCTCGGCACGTATGGATACTGAGGCTGCCTCGTCGGGGTCTGCCTCTGGTGCTACTGCTGCCTGTTCGTCTTGGTTCTGTGTAACCATGATGTTTGCTCCTCTTTTTCAACAATA